CAATGCCTCCATCCGAGAGACCACCGGTAAGCCGTGTGCGGGAAAACCGCACGCACGGTTTGAAAGGGAGTTCTTTCACACACCCGTGCCTGTACTGGCCCGGGGAACGATAGGATTTACCAATGGCTCGCCAGTTTATGGCAACAATACAAAATAATTTAGGAGATAAAGAATTATTAAGTCATGTGCTTGATTTATATACTGCCTCAACAAAATTTATGCTTCCAGATGAGGGCAGGATTCTTGATGATCCATCATTCAAGGCATTAAATCCAGCCGAACCTCTCAAACTGCCATACCCATTTATTGCGCTGGAATTTCCTAACCATAACCCCAACATCCAACCGGGACAAACTCCTTCTTCAAAGCGAATTATTTTTGCAAGAGAGAGGGAAAACACAATTGTTGTGACGGTTGTGCCATTTTTTGACAAGTATGGCAAATGGGTTGTTTTTCCAGAATGTTTTATTCCCATTGTTAACTATTTAGACAGGACACTCCACGACAAAGATGGCAATGTCGCCATTGCAATATATGGATCTAATCAAATAATCAGGGATAATTGTGCTGATGAAATCGGTTGTTTGCTGAATTTTTTGAACGCCCTTCAATGCTCAAACATACATATTGAAAAAGTTTTGTCAAACAAGAAGGAGAAAAAACACAAAATAAAATCAGCCCTTCCATTTGATAGCTATCACATTTTAACTGTGGATACCAACAAAACACTAGGAGAATCGCATGGGTTAGGGGGGACACATCGTTCTCCTCGTGAGCACATGCGGCGTGGGCACATTAGGCATTATTCCACTGGATTGAAGATTTGGATCAATTCTATGGTTGTAAACCATGGAAAACAGGGTGGGAAGATCACAAAGGATTATTTAATTAAATCACAGGGGACTAAGTGATCCGCCCCCCCGCCCTCCAGTCCATCCGTGCCGAGAAGGCCCGGCGGTCGCTGGCCGCTTTCGTGCGCCAGGCGTGGCCGATCATCGAGCCCAGCACCCCCCTGGTGTGGAACTGGCACATCGACGTGATCTGCGACCACGTGCAGCAGCTGCTGGAGGGCCGGCTCCTGACCCGGAACCTGATCATCAACGTCCCACCCGGGTCGATGAAATCCACAATCCTGGCCGTGTGCCTCCCCGCCTGGATGTGGCTCCGCAACCCGGGCTGGCGCGGGATCCTGGCATCCGGCAACGAGGGCGTCGCCATCCGGGACTCCATGAAGTGCCGGGACATCATCGACTCGGACTGGTACCGGGGCCTGTTCCGGCCAGCCTGGGCCTTCGCCAAAGACCAGAACGCCAAGGGGCACTACAAGAACACGGCCACCGGTTTTCGGATGGCCATCTCGGCGGGCGCGCGGATCACCGGGGACCGGGCCGACGCGGTGATCGTGGATGATCCCAACGACGCCGCAGAGGCTTTCAGCAAGGCAGCCCGGGACCAGATCATCAACTGGTGGGACAACGCCGCGGCCAACCGGCTCAGCGACATGAGCCTGGGCTGCCGGGTGATCATCCAGCAGCGGCTGCACGAGGAGGACCTCACCGGCCACGTGCTGGCCACCGAGCCGGCCGCCTGGACGCACCTGGTGATCCGCCAGGAGTTCGAGCTGGGCGACGAGCAGCCCTGGGATCCGCGCACCCAGGAGGGCGATCTGTTCTTCCCGGCCCGGTTTCCCCGGGAGGTGGTGGACGGCGAGCGCCGGCGCCTGGCCTCGTCGGGCTACGCCGGCCAGCACCAGCAGCGCCCGGCCGCGAAGGAAGGCGAAATCTTCAAGCGGGGCTTCGTGAAGTTCTACGACCCGAACCTGCCGCTGCCGACCTTCAAGCGCAAGATCATGAGCTGGGACACGGCGTTCAAGGAGAAGCAGCAGAACGACCCGTCCTGCGGCCTGGTGGGCGCCGAGGGCGATCTGGGGATCTACCTGCTCGACCACACCCTGGGCCAGATGGGCTATCCAGCCCTGAAGGAGAAGGCCAAGACCTGGGCCGCGGCGCACCGCCCGTCGGCCCTGCTGATCGAGGACAAGGCCAGCGGCCAGTCCCTGATCCAGGAGCTGAAGCAGGAGACCAGCCTTCCCGTGGTGGCCGTCCAGGTGGAGGCCGACAAGGTGAGCCGGGCCTGGGCCGTGGTGCCGACCTGGGAGGCCGGGCGGATCTACCTGCCCATGGGCGCCGAGTGGGTGGACGCCTTCCTGGACGAGCTCTACACGTTCCCCAAGGCGGCCCATGACGACCAGGTGGACGCGTTCACGCAGCTGGTGCGCTACCTGGTGCTGGGCGGCGGGGCCACCGGCATCCTCGACTGGATCCAGCAGCAGGCCGAGCAGGGCAAGGGGGGTGCGGCATGACCGAGACCAAGGACTTCATCAGCACGGGCGAGGCCATCCGAATCCTGGGTTTCTACCTGTCCCCTCACACCTTCCGGTCCAAATATCTGGACCTAATTCCCTTCGTCCTGACTCCGGGCGGCCACTACCGATGGAGCCGCCGGGTGGTGGAGGAGGAGGCTAAACTGATGAAGCAAACCGGGTAAATCGAGCAAAACGAGCAGAACAGGGGGCCTATTGTGGCCCCCTGGGTCGTTTGTCGGGATGTTCAGGAGCGGGAGACCCCACCCGATGCCTCTGGACCCCGCCGTGATCGCTGACGCCCTTCGGCTTCCCGCCGGGGCGGTGGCTGTCAACTGGCCCTTGATCACGGCGGCTCTGGACGAGCAGGGGATCCGCACCGACCTGGTGGAGATTGCCGCGGCGGCCACCATCGCGGTAGAGACGGCGCGTACGTTTCAGCCGATCCACGAGCTGGGCGGCGTTGGCTACTTCACCCGCATGTATGAGAACCGGGCCGACCTGGGCAACACCCAGCCGGGCGACGGCGCCAAATTCCATGGCCGCGGCTTCATCCAGATCACGGGCCGGGCGAACTACCACGACTTCGGCGTGGCCCTGGGCCTGTTCCTGGAGGACTCTCCGGACCTGGCGCTGGAGCCGACCACGGCCGCCCGCATCTTGGCGCGGTTCTTCGCCAAGCATGGCGTCGCCCACTGCGCGGACTTCCGCGACTGGCGGGGCGTGCGGCTGCGCGTGAACGGCGGCATCAACGGCCTGGTGGACTTCCTGGCCGACGTGGTGGTCCTCCATGGCTGAGGCCCCGTGTGCGACCCCTGGCACGACCCAGCCGGCGACGACCGCGACGACTGGCCTTACTGGCCTGTTCCAGCGGCTGGTGAGGACCGACTACCCCGAGAGCACGAAGCGGGCCTTGGCCCTGATGGCCGGGGCGACGCTCTGCCTCTGCAGCCTGGGGCTGACGATGGCCGCTGAGTATCAGGCGGCCCAGCGCGGCACGGTGGACGGCCAGCTCGTGGTCGCGCTGCTGGGCATCGGCGCCTGGACAGCGGCCCTGGCCGGCGCGGCCTACCGCAAACCGGAGGACCCCCAGTGATCGAGAAACTTCGCCTCCACTGGCCCTTCGCGGCCGTCCTCCTGCTCATCGCCATCTGGGCCCTGATCGTCATGCGCGGCTGCACCGCTCAGCGCCGGGCGGCCCACGACGTGATCGAGGCCCAGGCCCAGCACGAGCAGGCCGTCATCAACGCCGCCCAGGGGGCCAGCCATGACCAGCAAGCGCAAGACCAGGCGGCTCAGATCGCCAAGGACGCGGCTCTTGTGGCCCGCCTGCGGGCACAACTGGCCCGCGCGCGTGCCCTGCCTGTTCCACCTCCCCCCGCTCCCGGAACACCCCCTCCTGTCGATGTGGCTTCCCCTGTTTCTCCGGTTCTGGACACGGATCGGGACGCCCTGATCGCCGCCCAGGACCAGCAGATCCAGGACCAGGCGCAGCAGATCCACACCCTGACCCTGGGCGTGGCCAGCTACAAGGCCGCCTACGAAGCCGAGGCCCAGGCCTCCACCGCCCGCCGGCTCGCCCTGGAGGCCCAGGTGGCCGCCATGCACGCCGAGCGCTGGAAGGGCCGGTTTGAGGGCCTCGTGGTCGGCATCGGCGCCGGGTTCGTCGCCGGGAAGGTGTGGTGATGGTGCAGAGCGAGTCTCCCCGCTGGCGGCTGGACCGCTCGATCAACGCCGGCGACCTGCTGGTGTTCCTTTCCTTGCTGGCGGCCGGCATCGGCTATGTCCTCCACCAGGACCAGCGGCAGACCAGGAATGAGGACGCC